CACTAACGTAGGAACAATTACTTTAAAGCAATCTTCAAATATTGTTTCACAAATTAATGCAGGAATTGGAAAAACACAAAGCACTGTTTATACAGTTCCCGCAGGGTTTTCATTTTATTTGGACTTTGCTGAAGTAAATACTTCCAATAGTTACACATCTTCTAATATTGTTACTTATTCTGTTCAAGCAATTAACAATGTGACTGGTGTAAAACTCAATGTTTTACAACAACCTTTTGTCTCTATTTATACGGCAAATAGAAGCTCTGACCCATTTCTGTATGCAGAAAAAACTGATGTGCAATGGCAATTAGTTACAAGTACATCTACGACTATTGCCGCCGGAGTCATTATTGCTGGTAAGTTAATTTCTAACGGAAGCTAAAATGGCTTGGGACTTTCTTAATTACTTCTATGGCACAAATCAAACTGGAGCCATTGGAACTCAAACCCCTACGACATCGTGGACGGGTATTGATGGTTCTGCCCAGTTTACGTTTCCTCAAAGATTGCGTGACGTAGTTGGTAAACAAAAAGTAAGTCAGTCCCAAAACATTTACGATGCTGACTTTGAATATGGTACTCAGCCATTACGCTGGGAAAACTATATTAATAATGCATCAGGCGCTGCATCTATTATCCAAAACCCCGGATTAGGTGGAGTGACAATGACGATTGGAAACGGAGTGACGTCAGGTGATATCACCATACGTCAATCGCGTCCTTACCATCGTTACCAGCCCGGCAAGACCATGTACATGGCATCTAATGTCAATTTGGGTGGGTCCGTTGCAGGCCAGTACCAACGCGTTGGAATTTTTGATGATGCTAATGGAATCTATTTCATGCAGCAAGGTGCATCATCAGGAGCAAACCCATATGCAATGTATGTTGGAATCCGCTCAAATTCTGGCGGTGTTCCAGTTGACACAACGTTTGCAGCAAACACATGGAATGGAAATCAACAAATCATTAATGCACTAGATTGGACCAAAGTGCAGATGATCTGGATGGAATATGCATGGTATGGCGCAGGCGCATTACGTTGGGGCGTAGTTATTGATGGCGAGCCTTGGATTGTGCATCAAGTGGGTATTGGTAATGGAACAGTATCCGGTACAGCACAAACAAAACCGTGGAGCCGTACAGGTAACTTGCCAGTACGTTATGAACAACGTAACGTAACAGCAACTGCTGTATCATCCATGACGCACTATGGTGTGTCTGTATTGATTGAAGGTGGTATTAACCAGCAGCGCGGATTTACTTACTCCTATGGTATGTCCCCTGCCTCTCCGACTCGTACTGTAGGTAATACAGGTCAAGCTTACCCAACAGTGCGTTATCCCTTGATGTCGTTTCGTATGCGTTTGATGGGGCAAATATCGCAAGATCAGTCCTATAACTACACAAACGCAAACCCAACGCAGGTTCCAAGTGTTGCTGCAAACAATGCTTTCTCTGCTGGAACTACTACGACTTTAACGACTACAGGTGCAAGCATGACTGCAAGTGCATTTGTGGGTCGTTACATTTCTTATCAGGCAGTTCCCGGCGGGACGACAAGTAATACAATTACCGCAGCAGTTGTATCAAATGCTTCTGCTACCGGAGTAATTAACGGTACTACGTTGACCATATCTGGAGTGGTAACAAACACGTTTTATGTTGGCATGACGCTAACATCTAGCGGAACGATTACTGCAAATACCATTATCACTGGTCAAATAAGCGGTCCTCCCGGCGGAGTCGGTCAATACTCTATATCAATTTCGCAAAATCAAACATCTGCAACAATTACAGGTGCAGGCGCTGCGGTTTTGTTAACCTTCCAGCAAAACCATAACTTATTGGCAAACGGTTATACCAATATTGCATCACAGGCTGGTGATCAATTAACTTTGGCTGGATTTACAACAACAGGCACAATTAATGCTAATGGCATATACCCCGTTGTAGCAGTTCCAACAAGCAAAACGGTAGTGATTAATCTTGGTTATGGTGTGACGTCTACACAGATTGGAACCATTACTGTAGGTACAGTAAATGCAATTTATACTGCATTGATTACTGCAAATACTACTACCGTAGTAACATTCCAGAATATTGTATCTGGCGCTGCAATGGCTAATGCGCCAACAGGAAACTATGCAATAGGTTTAATTGACAGAGGTCAGCTGCTTCCTCAAACCATGTTGATTGCATCGGATTCAACTTGTATCGTAGAGTTGATTTCTTCTACCCCTACAGCAGAAGTTGGATTGAATGGTGCTAACTTCCAAGCTCTAGCAGGTCTTGGATCATTTAACTCATTTGCTGAACGTGACGTACAAGCAACCTCATTATCTGGCGGTGAAGTAGTTTATGCATTCCCGCTCTCGCCATCTGGCGGATTGCAACAGCTCGATCTTTCATTTTTCTTCCCTGTGTTGACTTCAATTCAAGGAAACATTCCAGACATTATAACGGTGGCGATTACATCACCAGCGTCAACACAAAACAAAGTAAGTGTGAACGTAATTTGTGCGGAGGCTATGTCTTAAAATGGCTGGAGCTTGGACACGCAAAGAAGGCAAAAACCCTAATGGAGGTTTAAATGCAAAAGGCCGTGCTAGTTTAAAAGCGGAAGGACATAACATTAAACCTCCGCAGCCTGAAGGCGGATCGCGCAAGAAAAGCTTCTGTGCGAGAATGGAAGGGCTTAAGAAAAAACTTACGAGTTCCAAAACAGCCAACGATCCAAATAGTAGAGTTAACAAAAGTTTGAGGGCATGGAAATGTTAATGAAATCATGCACAAAATGTTCTCAAGAAAAACCGTTAACAGCGGAATACTACCCTCTGCATAACAAAACTAAATCAGGCTTTGATAGCTGGTGTCGCACATGTAGAAGTTCGTATAGAAATGAAATATCTCGCGGTAAATTTCGTAATGTAATTTCAGATGAAGATTTAAAGATGATTAAAGCAACCACAAACGAATGCGTGATTTGTGGTGAACATGTAGCGCTAGTCGTTGATCACGATCATAAATCTGGGAAAATAAGAGGAATGTTGTGCAATCATTGCAATAGAGGTCTGGGACATTTTAAAGATGATCCAATGCTACTGGAGTTTGCAGCGCAATATTTGTATGCATCAGCGGATTTACCACAATGGGATAAATACAAATCTGATTTAGCATGGAAATGCTAATGGAAAAAGAAATGATAATGGCTGTGTGGAATGGTGGACTCACGGTGATACTGGCGGTTATTGGATTTTATGCCAAAGAAAAATCAAGTGAGCTGCAACGTTTAAACATTCTTCTAAACGTGACACGCGAGGAGATTGCGCGTGATAATGTAACTAATCAAGAAGTGGACAAAATCATGGCCCATATTGATCAACGATTCAACAAGCTAGAACTAAAGCTTGATGAACTAATGAGCAGTAGACGTCATGCCCAGTAGCACAGCGAAGCAGCACCGTTTTATGGAAGCGATTGCCCATAATAAGGCATTTGCGAAGAAGGTGGGTGTACCTCAGTCAGTAGGCGAGGACTTTTCAAATGCCGATAAGGGCAAAACTTTTAAACGAGGTGGTCAAATGGCTCTCAAGAAACATGAATTAAATCAAGCAAAAGAACTTCGTCGTATTGCTGACGAGGAAGAACATGAAGCCCACGAGATGAAGCGTGGTGGTCACGTTAAGAAGATGGCACATGGTGGTCATGCTAAAGAGCATCATTCCAAAAAAATGGCTGATGGTGGAGCAGCAATGGACCCGCGTGTAGCTGCTTTGATGATGGCAGCCCGCCGTGGTCGCCGTCCTGCGGCCCCCGCAATGGCAGCCCCTGCTGCACCTATGGGCGCTCCCGGAATGAAGCATGGCGGTTTGAGCAAAACACATCACAAACATTTAGCTGAACATCACCTATCTATGGCTGAACATCATCATCACATGGCTCATGGTGGTCATGTTAAGAAGATGGCAAAAGGTGGTGTTGCTGAATCTATGGGCCCACGTAATATGCATGAAGACGTTGAGTCTGGTTCTAACAAACATTTGAAGCATGGTGAGTCCGCTATACAGAAACGCGGTCATACTCGTGGTCACAACCTTGGTGATTCAGGAAAAGTTTCCCGTGTTGAGAATGAGAGCGACATGAAGTCTTGGGAAAAAGAAGGCATGAAGAAAGGTGGTCACGTTAAGAAGTACGCCAAGGGCGGTCACGTTAGTTCAGAGGCTCATCATCGCGGTGACGGGATTGCACGTAAAGGCCATACCAAAACCAAATTTTGCTAAGAGGTAAATCATGAAACACGGACACAAACATCATCACGAGCACGTTGCCCATCACATGAAAGAGCATGGTGAGCACCATGCAGCGGGTGGTCACATCCATCATCATGAACATGTTGAGAAACATTTGAAAGAACATGATGGTGGTATGCATGGGCATAAGCATCACCATGAGCACGTAGAGCATATGTGCATGGGCGGAAAGGCTTAATATCATGATGGCCTCTCGTGGTATGGGGGCGATTTCACCGTCTAAGATGCCTTCGGGTAAGAAGAAGGCAAGACGGGATGACACAGACTTCACGCAATATGCAAAGGGCGGGAAGGTGTGGGAAAAGCCGCGCCCAAAAGAGTTAGGCAAACCTAAGAAATTAAGTCCAACCAAAAAAGCTAAAGCGAAAGCAATGGCTAAAGCTGCGGGTAGACCCTACCCAAATCTTGTTGACAATATGAGGGCTGCAAAATGAGTTGGTTAAAATTAGCTGAAGATGAAGCGGAAGCAATTCTGGAAGCCTTAAAAGGTCGAGTTGAATATTTGTTTAGTGGTTTTGGTGCAAATGCCCATTCACATCTTGATCCTATTATTGACGCACTTCAGGCACACGTAGATGCAAAAAACCCCGTACAAACCCCCGCTCCCGTTGAAGAAGCTGCTCCCTCTGCTCCGGCAGAATCAGCAGTTGAGCCAGTTGCAGCAGCAGCACCAGCAGAGTCAGCACCTGTTGCTCCAGCGGAACAAGCCCCAGTAGCTGAATCACAAACTGTTGTAACTACCGCTCAGGCATAAAATGACTACAAGCGGTACGTCAGCATTTAATCTTCCGTTCAATGAGATAGCTGAAGAGGCTTACGAACGCTGCGGCGTCGAGATGCGTACTGGATATCAACTCCGTACCGCTCGACGCAGCATGAACTTGTTGACTATCGAATGGGCTAATCGTGGGATTAACCTTTGGACCATTCAGCAGGGTGAGATTGTATTGGTTCCCGGACAGGTATCGTATCCGCTTCCGGATGATACGATTGACCTTCTCGACCATGTAGTTCGCACCAATGAAGGTACATCAAATCAGATAGATATCAACATTACTCGTATATCTGAGACGATGTATTCAACGATTCCAAACAAACTTGCTCAGGGACGCCCTATCCAAGTTTGGATTAATCGCCAGTCCGCACAAACGAATGCAACTACTATACAAACCACAAGTGCAATTACATCTACTGCTACTTCTATCCCTGTTAGCAGTTCTGTTGGTTTGGCTTCCGCTGGATATGTAACGATTAACGGCGAACAGATCTACTACAACAACATTGAAAATAATACGTTAAACCTTTGCGCTCGTGGTCAGAATGGCACTACGGCAGCAGCACAGGCCGCAGGATCGTTCCTGACGGTATACAACGTAAATAGTATCAATGTGTGGCCTACGCCGGATGCAAGCACGACATGGACGTTTGTGTACTGGCGTTTGCGTAGGATCCAAGACACAACGGCTGGATCGTACAACGAAGACATTCCATTTAGGTTCTTGCCATGTATTATTGCTGGGTTAACTTATTACTTGTCGCTCAAGATTCCGGAAGCTATGCAGCGTTCAACGGAATTGAAGCTTGCTTACAACGAACAATGGGATCTTGCCTCAACAGAGGATAGAGAAAAGGCTTCTCTGCGCTTAGTCCCACGAGAGCAGTTCTACTCTTGATATGGCAACGCAATACGCTAGTGGCAAATACTCGATTGCTGAATGCGACAGGTGCGGACAGCGATATAAACTTAAGCAACTTAAGAAAGAGATTATTAAGACCAAACTTTATCAAATTAAAGTTTGCCCAGAATGTTGGGATCCAGATCAGCCACAGTTATCATTAGGTTTATATCCTGTTTATGATCCGCAGGCCGTAAGAGAACCAAGGCCAGATATCAGTTATTATGCTTCTGGGCAGAGTGGATTGTTGATCAGTCAGACTGCTGGAAATGGAATTCAACAAGATGGATATCCCGAAGAAGGTAGCCGCGTTATACAATGGGGCTGGAATCCGATAGGTGGTTCAGAAGCAAACGATGCAGGGCTGACACCTAATTACCTAACCCTTCAGTTTGCTATTGGTACATGCACCATATCATCTACGTGAGGACATTATGGAAAAGAAAACCGTAAAGAAAATTGCAGATCAAGAAATCCACAAGCATGAGAAACATATGCACAAAGGTGCAAAAATGACCAAGCTTGCAAAGGGTGGGGTAACAAGCGGAGAAGATAAAGCGCTAGGCCGTAATCTTGCTCGTGTTGCCAATCAAGGGAGCAAATGATGAGAAAAGTCACGATGCCTCCAATGAATGTGCTTAAAGAAAAGCACAACAAAAAAAACAATCTCCCAGCAGAAGCCTATGCAATCCCTCACACAATGGATGGCAAAACGATTGATGGCAATGAAGCCATGGAAGCAGGAGTCTATGCCACCGATAAGTCTGCCAGAGAAGCTCATGTATCTGACCCTATTCCTAACGGTCCTAGCTATGGTACTTGTAAAGAGCCTAAAACATCTGGCATAGAGATGCGGGGTTTTGGTGCAGCTACCAAAGGGAAAATGTCCAGAGGACCGATGGCGTAATGTATTACTCGGAGCTAGTTACTGCGATAAACGATTATGTAGAAAACGTATTTCCTACATCAACAGTTAATCGTTTTATTGAACAGGCTGAACAGCGTATTTATAACTCTGTTCAACTAGCTCCTATTCGTAAGAATGTTACTGGTCAAGTTACCCCTACAAATACATACCTTGCTTGCCCAACTGATTGGTTGTCAACATATTCGCTTGCAACATTTGTGTCTGCTACTGGATCAATTTCTACGACGAGTGGAAGCAACGCAATAACAATTGTGGCAAGTAGCGGGAACAGTATCCAAGCAGGAATGAATGTTGCAGCAACCGGAGTTCCTATTAATACTGTAGTAACTTCAGTAAATGGATCAACAGCATACTTGTCATCTAATGCGACAGCAACAGGAACTGTTTCTGCCAAGTTTCAAGGACCATATACGTACCTTTTGAATAAAGACGTAAACTTTATTCGAGAGGCATTTAATTATCCTGTTACAACAGGATTGCCTCAATACTATGCGGTCTTTGGTCCGCAAACATCTAACCCTAATGCTATGACATACATACTTGGTCCAACGCCAGATCAAGTTTATACAATGGAATTGCATTACAATTCTTATCCAGATTCAATTATTCAAGCAAGAATTGGTTCATATATTGTTGTTTACCCAACTGCATTTGCTGATAATCCGTTGCCCGGAGAAACTTACTATAACGTTACATTGACTACTTCAGCTAATGCACAAAACGTTCCAGCTAGAGGCGGTAGTAATGCACTAGCAAATGTGATTGTAGATAACAGCGGAGTCGTAACACTTCAATTGCTTAATGCTGGCACAGGGTTTGTTGTTGGTGATTACTTGTACGGTTCTGTATATACAAACGGTAGCCCAACAATTCAGCAAAGTATTATTTTGGCAAAAGTACAATCTGTCCTTAATCAAACTGGTGAGACGTGGTTAGGAAATTATTTTGATACTGCATTGCTAAATTACTCTTTGATGGAAGCGGTTACATATATCAAAGGTGAGCAAGACACTGTATTGGAATATCAAAAACGAGCAGACGATGCTATGGCATTGCTCAAACAGTTAGGTGATGCGAAAGAACAGGGCGATGCTTATCGTAATGGATTGCCAAAATATAAAGTTATATGATTACGCAAACGATCACAAACCAGTTTAAATCGGACATTCTTCAAGGGGTTCAAAACCTTTTAACGGATTCTTTGTATTTGGCGTTATACACCGGAAGCGCAACGCTTAATGCAAACACAACAACATATACATCAGCCAACGAAGTAAGTAGTACAAACTACTCCGCAGGTGGAAATATTGTCACAGGCGTTACGATCAATACAGATACACAAAACAACATTGTTTATGTAAGCTTTAATAACGTAACTTGGACTAATGTATCGTTTGTTTGTAGGGGCGCTTTGCTCTACAATTCAAGTAAAACCAATAACTCAATAGCAGTGCTAAACTGGGGTTCTGACAAAAATGCAGGACCAAACTTTGTTGTACAGTTACCAGTAAATACTCCAACAAGCGCATTAATCAGGCTATAAAAGAGGACATATATGGCTATAATTACCACAACGAAAGGCGATATGGATGATTCACTGTTAGAATATAAAACAGGAAACATTGATAATGAAGATGAGCATACTACGTGGGATGAGTATTATTTAGACGGAGAGCTTGTACATCGTTCCGTACATGTCACCCTGAAGAAGACTCCGTTTACGGACTTTACAACTGCTTTAATGGGATAAAATCATGGCAAATACACAATCGATGTGTTCATCGTTTCTTAGTCAATTGATGTCTGCAACGCATAACTTTTCAAGCGCTAACGTTGCACGATCTGCAACCACCGCAGATACATTCAAGGCAGCACTTTATGTAACCACTTCTGGAACTACCACCACTACATGTATGTGCGCATCTGTTACAGCATATGCGACAACGGTAAATGGTGTAAACGAAGTATCTGGAACCAACTATAATGCAGGTGGCGTAGTAGTGACAAACGCAACCAACCCAACCTCCGTAAATACATCTCTTACCGCAGGAGTGGGATATTGGACTCCTTCGGCAAGTATCGTATACACAAACGTTACATTGTCAACATCGTTTGATACGATGCTGATGTATAACTCATCTCAGTCTAATGCTGCTGTTGCTGTATTTACCTTTGGTGCGCAAACAGTAACTGCTGGTACATTTACGCTAACAATGCCATCAAATGCATCTACAACCGCATTAGTACGTCTACAGACAACCTAATAGGTAATATATGGCATTTGTAGTTGCCGATAGAGTACAGGAAACAACCCAAACTACTGGGACTGGGACAATTACGCTCGGTGGAGCGCAAACCGGATTTCAGACGTTTTCTGCTGCTATAGGCAATGGTAATGTTACGTATTACACCATCACTGATAATGTGAACTGGGAAGTTGGGCAGGGGACATATACTTCAGGTAGCAATACTCTATCCAGAGATACAATCTTTGCATCTTCTAATTCAGGTGCATTAATCTCTGTAACGGCTGGTAGTTTTGTATGGTGTGACTATCCAGCATCTAAATCAGTTGTAACTGATCCAAGTTATAACACCAACATTCCGTTTGGTCCTACAAACACGAATGCAAACATCGGGAATATAGCTTTAGCTCTCTCCATGATAGGTAGATAAATATGGCAACTAAAGTCATATTTATTACGTCTGGAACAACCTTCACGGTTCCTTCCGATTTTAATACCCTCATTTCTGTCGAAGCCATTGGAGGCGGGGGTAGTGGAGCAGGCGTTGGTAGTACTGATACATTTACTGGAGGCGGAGCTGGTGGAGCATATGCAAAATCAACTTCAGTATCTGGTTTATCTGCCAATCAAACTGTTTATGTAAACATCGGTAGTGGCGGCGCTGCTGCTACTCGTGGGTTTGTAGGTACTGATAACCCCGGAAATCCCGGTGGAGACACTTGGTTTAATACTTCCAATTCTGCTCCAAGTTCAAGTTCAACGGGCGTTTTGGCTAAAGGTGGTGGAGCCGGATTAAACTCTTTATCTGCTGCACAAGGCGGTCAAGCCTCTGCCAGCGTTGGAGATGTAAAATATTCTGGGGGCAATGGGCCATCTACTGGTTCACCGCCAAACCTTTGTGGAGCTGGAGGTGGTGCTGCTGGACCGGGTGGTGCAGGTGGTGCAGGAGGATATGCTACTGTAGGTGGATTTAATGGGCAAGGTGCTGGTGGAGGCGGTTCAGGCGCGACATTAACATTGCCCGGAACTGCCGGAGCAAATGGTGGAACAGGCGCTGGGGGAGCAGGCGGTGCTTCAACAGGTCAAACTGGTGGAGCCGGAGCAACAAGTTCTTCAGATGCCACTGTTGGAGTAAATGGTGGCGGTGGCGGTGGCGGTATTGCTGATGCAACACCGTCAAGAGACAAAGGACAAGATGGCGGAGCTGGAACGTATTGGATACAAACATCTAACTCTGCAACCGCTGGTTCGGGAGGCGGAGGTGGTGGCCCATGTCAAAACGTATCTAGTGCAACTATTGCTGGAAATGGTGGTTTATATGGCGCAGGCGGTGCTGCCGCTAACGGTTTCTCAACACTTGTGTCTGGAGCTGGCGCACAAGGAATAGTTGTATTTACGTATGCTGCTAAGGATGAGGTGACGTCTGTATCTGCATCTGGATTAGCTGGTGTGGTAAAGCAGTTTGGTGGTGATAGTCCTTATATATATTCCGTATCTTCTGATTCTGTAACTGGATTTGTTGGATCAAACATAACGCTACAAATTTCTGGCGTTGTTTCATCTGGGCAGGCAGGTGCGATAAATAGTTACATCGGTCTAGTGGTTTACTTATCCGGGGTATCAGCATCCGCAAACCTTGGACAGTTTTATATTGTTCCTGAGTCAAGCATTACTGGACAAGGTATTACAGGAACAATCGTAACTTCACAAGTTCCATATGCATTTAATACATATGACAGAATTCAAGAGATTGTAACAGCAACAAATGGAACAGATACATTAACCGTTAGTGGAACAACTGTATCTGGGTTTTCTGGGTTTTATGTTCCACAATATCAAACTAAAGCTGTATTTATTACTTCTGGTTCAACTTTTACAATTCCTTCTGATTTTAGGGCATTAATTTCTGTAGAGGCAATTGGAGGTGGAGGAAGTGGTGGGCAGGTTGGATTTAATACGGTTACCGGTGGAGCTGGTGGTGGAGCATATGCAAAATCAACCTCAATAACCGGTTTGCTTGTAAACCAAACTGTTTATGTAAATATAGGTGCTGGAGGTGGTAAACCCTCTGGACAGGGAGATGGAAATCCCGGCGGAGATACTTGGTTTAATACTTCTAACGCTGCTCCAAGTTCAAGTTCAACGGGCGTTTTAGCTAAAGGTGGTGGAGCCGGATTAAATTCCGCATCTGTTGCTCAAGGTGGGCAAGCATCTGCAAGCGTTGGAGATATAAAATATTCTGGAGGAAACGGTCCATCTCAAGTATCAGGTAATCCAGCCTATTCACAAGGAGGTGGCGGTGGAGCAGCCGGACCCGGCGGTGCTGGAGGGAATGGAGGTTATTCTACTGTCTCAGGATCATCCTACGGAATGGGTGGAGGCGGTGGTGGATCTGGAGCAACATTAATTGCACCGGGTACAGCGGGAACAAACATAAGCGCGGTCGGTACTTCAGGAGGGGCAGGCGGTGCTTCAACTGGTCAAACAGGCGGAGCTGGAGCAAGAACCGGTGTAAATGCTGGAGCTGGAGTAAATGGCGGAGGCGGCGGTGGAGGTTTCCTAGCTGCTGCTCCTACCAATACATCTCAACAAGGCGGAAATGGCGGAGCAGGAACATTTTGGATACAAACATCTAATTCTGCAACTGCTGGATCAGGCGGCGGCGGCGGCGGATTTAATTCCTCTGAGTATTTAGCTTTTGGATCGCAGCAAGGAGGGGCCGGTGGCTTGTATGGTGGTGGTGGAGCGCCAAATATTGATAATTCTACAAATAACGCTCCATTGTCTGGAACGGGTGCTCAAGGTATTGTTGTTTTTACATACTCAACCCTTAACATAAATCCAAGTTACCAGTTATATTATACTGTCACTGATGGAACAAACTGGGAAACAGGTGTGGGCGCTTACTTTATTCCATCTGGGACCATTACAACAATTAGAGTTATGGCTTCATCTAATGGCGGCGCATCTATAACTAAAACAGTTGGGATGTACGTGTACATCACATACGCAGCAATGAGTACAACAATTATTGATAATGCGAATAACTGCCTAATTCCATTTGGTCCGACTAATACTAGAGTCGGTGTTAATAACATAGCACTAGCAACATCGATGAGTTCATAACATGCCAATCAATTATATCTCCGCTCAAAAAGCAAACGTAACAACGGCAACCACCTGCTATCAGCCAGTAACATCTTCAACTGTTCAAGCAACGATGGTTGGTTGTTTGCTTGCTAATACAAATACAGTATCTGCGACTGCTACAGTTACGCTTATTAATAATGGCGCAACAGTAACTACTAACATTATTAAGAATGTACAGATACCATCTGGTAACTCGCTTGATATTTTAAACGCTGCAAGAATTGTAGTACCATACAATTATCAGGTACAGGTTACTTCCTCTCCGGCAGTGGATGTAACCATATCTTCTATTGAGGTGACCTAATGTCTTTTCTCGGTACAGTACCTACAGCTACGCAGGGCGGTAATGGTTTAGCAGCTCCATCTTTTAGTGACGTTATTGGGTTTAACAATAACGGGACAACACAACCTATTGGACCAACTAACGGAACACAGTTACCTGTTGCTGATCCAGTATTGGCTAATGCTCAAACCAATGATGCACCTATTAGCGTGTTTGTTTCTGGCGATCCTGCGGGAGACTTTGCCGGGATAAACCTACTTGAGCAGGTAATGACTGATGGTACAGGTCTTGCCATCAACACGCGCTCACTTAATCAGCAAACATTAAAGACAGATGCAAGCAATGCATTAATTCCATCAGATGCGCCTGCTGCACTTGAAATTGAATTGATTAATGGCGGTCAATATATTTTAGATACAACTGGGTATCAGACTATATTAATTCAACAGCAAACTCTTGGATCATATGTATTCTTAGATCAAAGTAACGATAACGTTAACTTTACTCCAGCATCTGCTGTACAGTTATTAGGAAACCAGCAATCGTTTCCTTCTCCTTATACACAAGCTGTGTTTTCACAAGCAATGTATGCAATTCCTGTTGCAGCACGTTATATACGTTTTACGGCAACTACGACAACAACTGTTGATCTAGCAATTTATTTACGTCAAATACCATTTAATTCATATCAAACTTACTTTTCTGTAAACCTTCCGCAAGGCGCTCAGTTGGGTGGATACAACCAAACAATTAACCCCAACGGTACGGCAAATGCTGCATTTAATGCTCAAGGTGGAACTGCACCTAATCCAACATTAATATCTGGTATAGATCAAACAAGCGCTATTCGTGCAGTTAAGACGGATGGTGTCGGTATGCAGTATGTTCGCGGCGCACCGACTCAAGTTGGACAACAATCAATAGAAGAATTATTGACACAGATATTAGGAACTCTTCGTGTGCTAACGCATTATAAATATGAAGAGCAACTAATGGCAGGTATCCGTTCTTCCGCTGACGAACCTGATAATATGTTAGCGGATTATCTCAACCCTGCTTCAACCCTCAACAACATGACAAACTAGGAGTCATTATGTTAATTCAGAATCAAGTAGGCTCATTGCCTTCATCACGTCAAACCGCAGGTACACCCAATAACCCCGGTGGTACTTTCGGCGAGGCATTTGTATCAGAACTAGCCCCTCAGTATTATTCATTAGTAAAAGCAAACAAAGTGTTTACCTTGTCTGCCACTAACGTTAACTTAACTGGTTTCACTGGTGGTGCTGCTGGTACTCCAGCAATCGGTATTTATAACCCAGCAACATCCGGTACTGATATCGTTATTCTGCAAGCCCGTGTTGGCATTAAAACCACTGGTACTGCTGCAACTTCTAACGATTTTAACTTCTGGATGGCTAACCAAACCACTGCTGCGGTTTCAGGAACTCAGACTGCTTCTCGTTCGATGTATTCACAGCAGAACACAGGTTCCGTTTCATACGGTATGGTTAACGTTGCTAACACGGGTGCGCTTGCATCTACTTTGGTGGCCCCTTCTGTTTCAATCGGTACAACGACCACTACACCTACCCAGACTGTTGGTCTGTTCGTAGATGACGTGAAAGGACTGATTATTCTTGCTCCCGGTAACTACCTAGCATATGGTTTGTATGCAACGACTACCGCTGCTACGTTTGACGTTTCCTTGATGTGGGCTGAAGTACCTAGCTAATCTAGGATGGGGATTTATTATCTACGGCTAATAAATTAAAGAAGGAGTTCAGCAATGTTCTCCTTCTATCCCGTTTCGTCTGCACCATTTAGCTCGGCAAAAACTCCCGGCGCAGCAAATCTTCTTGGAGTAGTTGCATCAGGTTTAGCTGGAACAGTAGTTCCTCGGAGCACTGAATCAGAATCAGGTGTAGTCGCGTCAGGCGCATTAGGGCTTGTAGTACCTTTCTTATCACCTGCTTTCCCATTAACGGGAGTATCTGCGCAAGGTCTAATTCCGTACATTGGGCCGGTAACACCAAATGGTGTAGTAGCAAATGGATATGCTGGAATTGTTTTACCCGGTCCTGTTATTGCCATTTCTGGCGTAACAGCAAATGGAATTGCAGGTGCATTAGGTGGAGATTGGTACTGGACTGAAATAGACGACGATCAGTTGTATCCATATTGGACACCGATAATTACTCTCTAGGAAAATTATGTCAACGTGGACGCCTAATCTAAATATTCAGTTAATTGGGACCGGAGAGCAAAACGGATCATGGGGTACTACCACTAATGGTAACTGGCAATATTGCATGGAAAATGCAATTGTTGGTTCGACTCCTATTGTGTTCTCTGATGCAAATAAAACTTTAATTGCATCTCAATCAACAACCGATCAGCAATATCGGTATTTATATCTAAATTGTTCTGGAACGCTTACTGCTCAACGCACTTTATTTGTTCCAACAATTAACAAAAACTATATCGTCATTAACAACACAACTGGCGGGTATGGTATTCAAGTTCAAACGGCATCTGGAACAGGAATTGTTGTTCCAAGCGGAACAACTGTACCTTTATATGTAGATGGTACAAACGTTACTGCGGCATATAATTATGTGCCTTCTTTGTCGCTAGGTTCGGCATTGCCCATGTCTAGTGGCGGAACAAACAATGCAACAACGCCAACAGCAAATTCAATTGTCTATACATCAACAACAACGATTGGTGCTACAACGTATCCGTTGATGACATACGTTCCGGGTAATACCTCAACAACTCCTTTCTTCTTATCTTCAACAGGAACAGGTTCTGCGGCAAACGCGCCAACGTTAACGGGTTCAACAGGATCGGGATTGGTAGTATTGGCAAGTCAGCCAACATTCTCTGCTACACAGGGTAATGCACCATTTACTGTTAACAGCACAACGCTGGTAGCCAATTTAAATTCAGCGTCTGCGGCAAAAGTAAACAATGCATTGGTTCAGGGAGCAGGAATTACTTTTAGCGCAGGAACAACTTACGATGGTTCTCAGCAGGTCACTATAAGTGCTAGTGGTGTTACTTCTGTTTCTGGAACATCAAATCAAATTAATGCAAGCGCCAGCACGGGTGCTGTGCAATTAAGCATTTCATCAAATTATTCTGCCCCTTCAGTAGTTAACGCATTAACAGCTGGATCAGGTTTAGCTTTTAATTCTGGAACAACATATAACGGTTCAGCGGCTTTGACACTGAGCGTTACATCCGCTCCTTCAGTAACGAATTCATTAACAGCAGGAACTGGATTATCGTTTAGTTCAGGAACAACATTTAATGGATCAGCAGCAGTAACATTAAACTCCACTGGATCAACGCTAAATTCACAATCAGGAGCTTATGTATTATTAGCATCTGATGCTGGAAAAACTATTTCAATTTCTGCCGGAGGCATAACAGTAAATAATTCGGTATTTTCGGCAGGAAATTTAGTCACCATTTACAACAATTCTGCGGGATCACAAGTAATCACCCAAGGCTCAGGCTTGACGCTGCAATGGGCCGGTCAGTCTACATCGACTACAGGAAACAGAACATTGGGCTTATATGGTATTTGTACAATACTGTTTATTAGTTCATCTTCTGCGGTTATATCTGGAGCTGGGCTAACATAAAATGTCCATATTACAAATTTTATTTGCAATCAATACAAACGTTAATAACATAGTTCAAGCGTTTAATGGATCAATAAGTTGGGTAGCGCCTACTGGAGTTACTTCAATTAATTATTTAATTGTTGGCGGAGGCGGAGCTGGCGGATATAACATAGGTGGCGGTGGTGGCGGTGGTGGCGGGGTTCTTGTAGGGACTCAAGCAGTTACCGCTGGCTCATCTTATTCTGTTGTTATTGGTGCTGGCGGAGCACCTAATCAAACTAGCCCACAAAGAGGCGGGTCATCTTCTTTTGGTGGTGGTTCGACTGGAAATGGAGGCGGAGGTGGCGCTCAAGGACCACAAGCAGCAGCAGCCGGAGCATCAGGCGGAGGTGGGTCTGGACAAAATTCAACATTAAGCTCAGGGGCTTCTGGAAATTCTCCTGCTACCACTCCAGTTCAAGGATACAACGGAGGCGATAGCAACGTTAATAATCCATATCCTTCTGGTGGTGGAGGTGGAGCAGGACAAGCAGGGGGGAGCGGAGGCTCTGTGCAAAGCTCCACAAGCGGTAATGGAGGAAATGGTGCGGTTTCTACGATTACTGGAACTTCAACCTATTACGGTGGGGGTGGAGGCGGAGGCGGAAACTCAAACGGTGCAGTTGGAGGCAGTGGTGGTTTAGGTGGGGGTGGAGGCGGAGTTTCTTCTTCAAGAGCACCTATTAGCGGATTACAGAATACAGGAGGCGGAGGCGGAGGGTGTTATGACGGTGTATATCCGGGTTCAACGGGAGGTTCTGGAGTAGTCATAATTTCTTATGCAACTACATCAAAACCAACAAGACTTGTTTTTACAGGTACTGGAAGTTTTACGGGACCAGCAAATACTCCTAATGCATCTTATCTTCTTATTGCTGGAGGGGCTTCTGGTGGCATAGGTTCTGGCGGCGGAGGTGGAGGCGGTGCAGGTCAATTCTTAACAGGAACTACTGGAGCAATTGTTGCGGGAGCAAAATATACTGTAGTTGTTGGGGCGGGAGGACAAGGCGGAAGCCAAAATGTTGATGTTTATAGCAAAGGACATGACTCAGTTCTTTATGGCTTAGATTCTCAAGGATTCAATATTACAGCTTTTGGAGGTGCAGCTGGAGGTACAGCAGGTGTGCAAAGCGGTCAAGATGGATACCCTCCCGGCGGTTCAGGTGGGGGTGGGTCTGGATCTACTAATACGACAGGTGGAAATGGATTTGGGGTAGCAGGTAATAGCAATAATGGTGGTTCAGGAGGTGGTTCTTTTCCTTATTGTGGTGGTGGTGGCGGTGGAGGAGCTGGAAGCGCCGGGGGAAATTTTAATAGTGGAACAAGCACTCCCGGAAGCGGAGGGGCTGGTTATGCTTCAACTCTTTCAGGGTCTTCTGTAACGTATGCGGGAGGCGGAGGTGGCGCGTTTTATAATGGCTCTACAACTGGATTATTAAATAATGGTGGATCTGGAGGTGGAGGTAGTGGGGTAGCAGGGCTGGGTACTGGATCTGACGGTCAAGCTGGAACTGGAAGCGGTGGCGGAGGATCTTCAGGAACATCAGTGTCTACTGGATTTATAAGCAATGGTGGTGGTGGCATTGCAATTTTAGTGTTCAATTAAGGTAAAAGAATGAAACCTGAAAAAGGGAAGCTATACAAATTATATGGGATTAACGTGGCAGTAGAAATGTTACGTCCGGGTGCATTGTGGGAATTTGATGGTCAAAAGTTTACTAGATGGGACGATGCGCGTCCTTGTCCTACACCACAAGATGTTTTTGATGTAATGGAAAAAATTAAGAATTTTGAAGATTCCATAGACACAATTTATACAGCAGAACAGTTAGCTAAATTTAATGAAGATGAACAAAACTTTTTGAAAGCTACCGAAAAAGTAGAGGTTTAAAATGGCGCACTTTGCAGAACTAGATAGTAATAATGTTGTTATACGAGTTGTTGTTGTTAACACAGAAGATACTTGTGATGCGCACGGAAATGAAAAAGAATATATAGGTGCAGCTTTTTTAGAAAATTTGCTAGGAGGAACTTGGAAAAAAACAAGTTATAACTCGGCTGGTGGTGTCCATAAATTAGGTGGAGAGCCATTCAGGGCAAACTATGCGGGTATAGGGTCTATTTACGATCCTATTAATGATGTGTTTTACTCACAGCAGCCATATCCTAGTTGGACTATTTCTGCACCTGATTGGATATGGAAATCACCTGTTCCTATGCCGCAAGATAATAGCCCATATGCTTGGAATGAAACAAATAAAGCATGGGATAAAGTTGGATAGACGTGTTTAAACTTGATCATGAAACAATATTGATATGGCTTCTTGTATACGTTGTAGGTATATCAGGAACGGTTGGGGCAGTATGTAACTTTGATGTGATCCCGTGTGAGCAGACGGGTGACACAACACAATGGACGCTTCAACTCATAGCTGTAGTGGTATCACTACTGGCTGGACGGAAAAATGAATAATGGACATCATAGACCTTGTATCCAAGATATGGCCCATAGCAGTTGGGTTTGTCACATTAGTCATTGTGTTGGCAAAAATGGATGCGCGGATAACTACGCTAGAAGATAAAGTTAAAAGTATTTTTGAGCTTTGGAATCATCACATTGATAAAGGAAAAGATTAATGGCTGATTGGATTGATACCCTAGAAAAGTTAGCGCCCACTGTTGCCTCAGCGCTTGGTAGCCCTGTTGCGGGAATGGCGGTTGGTGCGTTGGAGTCTGCACTTGGTGTGTCTGGAGATGATGTACAAAAGACGATTGAGACGGGGAAGTTAACAGGCGACCAAGTTGCTGCTATCCAGCAAGCCGAACTTGCGCTTAAGGCCAAGGCTGAAGAGTTGGGGCTGGACTTCACCAAGCTAGGGAATGAGGATCGTGCGTCAGCTAGAGAGATGCAGAAAGCCGTTAAGTCATGGGTTCCTTCTTTTCTCGCAATATCGGTTACTCTGGGATTCTTCGGAATACTGGTAGGGTTGATGTTAGGAAAGATAGATCAAGCCGCAGAAGTCGATATCATGCTGGGTTCTTTGGGTACGGCATGGACTGGAATCGTGGCTTTCTATTTTGGATCAAGCGCTGGATCACAAGCTAAAGACGCGGCTATCCATGCAAAGATGAGCGAGGGTAAATGATGACTCAACTCTCCCCCCATTTTTCCCTAGAGGAACTGACCTTCACGGATCATCGTGAGTTTGATAACACACCGAATGCTGAAGAACTTGCGAACTTACAACGCTTGGCTGAGTTCTTGGAGAAGGTAAAAGTGTTGTTGGGTGGGAAGCCGATCATGATTAACTCTGCGTTTCGTTGTAAGCAGGTGAATGATGCGGTGGGAAGCAAGGATACAAGTCAGCACAGAGTTGGATGTGCAGCAGATATTCGTGTGCCGGGAATGACCCCTGATCAAGTGGTTCAAGCTATAATCAACTCAGGATTACCTTTCGACCAAGTGATCCGTGAATTTGATCGCTGGACCCACGTTTCTATACCTAACCGTGAGGGTGAACAGCCCCGTGGTCAGGCGCTTGTTATAGATAAGGCAGGAACGCGGGCATACAAACTAGCTTAGGTGTGCCATGCCCCAGAAAAAGATAACGTTTAAACCGGGAGTTAATCAAGAAAACACTCGTTACGTTAATGAGGGCGGATGGTACGACTGCGACAAAGTAAGGTTTCGTACTGGTTCGCCAGAGAAAATAGGCGGATGGCAACCTACTAGCGCAAACACGTTTCTTGGAATTTGTCGTTCACTATGGAATTGGGTAACACTTTCTGGCTCTAATCTTATTGGGGTAGGAACAAACCTTTTTTTCTATATATACCAAGGTGGCGGATATTCAGATATCACCCCACTAAAGTTTACAACCAACGGTCAAATCAGCGTTGCAGCTAATTCATTTACTACAGCAAGTGGATCGCCAAGCGTTACGGTTGCTATGCCGGGGCTTGGAACAACGTACTTCTTGTTTACAAATGACGTTATAAATATCTATAACGTAACAACGGCCGTAAATGGAATTCCAGCAGCTAGTTTCAATGCACAGTTTACGATTACCGCCACCAATTATATTGGAACCCCAACAGTAACGATTGTTCTTCCTTCAGCAGCCACAAGTTCTGGAACATCTGGTTCGGCATGTTCTATCCAATACTTTGCCTATTGGTTCAGCATAACAAGCATTCAAACATTTGCAAACTCCAACACTATTATAGTGACTTGCAGTTCAACTCAAGAACGAATAAATGACACGGTTTTTTTGAAACAACCAAATGGTTCTTTCATAACGGTAGGCGGAATAACGCTTACAAATCAATATCAAGTATTTGCACTTGGTCAGGGAACGTTCTCAATTTATTCATCTGTTGCTGCCACATCTAATCAAACGTTAACTTCAACATTGTATGCACAGTTTGATATTAGTTCATCACCAGCTTATGTTGTTTCTGTAGTAGGTTGGAATGCTGGATACTGGGGTAACAATACTTGGGGTAATTCATTAGATGCGAATACAACATCAATTGGATTATGGTCGCAAGCAAACTTTGGTGAAAATTTAATATTTGGACCACGCGGTGGAGGCATGTATATATGGAAAGCCTCTGGAGGAATTGGGGTAATAGGTCAAAATCTAAGTACACAATATGGTGCTTCTGACGTACCAACTATTCAAAATAACATTGTTGTTTCAGATGCTTCAAGATTTGTTTTGGCTTTGGGATGCAATGATTATGGGTCAACAATTTTAAGCCCAATGTTAATTAGATGGTCTGATCAACAAAGCTCAATTAGCTGGACTCCATCAATCACTAATCAAGCGGGTAGTTTAACTTTATCTCATGGCTCAACTATTGTAGGGTTTATACAAACACGTCAAGAGATTGTTGTTTTTACAGATTCTTCAGTATATTCGCTTCAATATCTTGGACCCCCTACTGTTTGGGGTGCGCAGCTTGTTGGTTCCGATACTTCAATCCTTGGCCCAAATGCAATGGCATTAGCTTCAGGAGTTGTATATTGGATGGGTAATGGTAAGTTTTATTCATACAATGGTACGGTACAAACATTGCAATGTGATCTGCGTGAATTTATTTTCAGCAATATAAATTCAAATCAAAACTATCAAGTTTACGCAGGAACAAATGAAGCATTTAATGAAGTATGGTGGTTTTATTGTTCGGCAAATGCAACGAATGCACCAGATACATATGTTATTTATAACTATATAGATAATGCATGGTACTTTGGATACATATCTAGAACTTCATGGGTAGCAACGGGATTAATCGTATATCCTATTGCAGCATATCCTTCTGGATATCAAACGTCGGGAAACATTTCAAATCCAGTAGGGAAGCTTTTATTCCATGAATATGGAACAGATGACAACACAACTGGAACACCTCTACCCATGACGTCATATATTCAAACTGCTGAATTTGATATTGAAGACGGGGATCGGTTTTCTTTTGTATGGCAAATGCTTCCAGACGTTAGATTTAATGGATCAACTGCATCAAACCCATATGTTGTGATGTCTTTAGTTGGAATGCAAAACTCAGGTTCCGGTTTAAACAATCAAGACAAATTACTTTCTGGTGGGCAAAACAGTAACTCTGTAATCCAAACGACAGCAGGCGTCCCCGCATCATTAAGTTATTCACAAGTAGTGATTGAGAAATTTACCGGAACCGTTCCTTGTCGTGTACGAGGAAGGCAGTTAATTTTTAGAATAGAAAGCAGTGGGTTACTTGGAGTTCAATGGCAGCTTGGAGCGCCACGTATCAACATCCGTCCAGATGGAAGAAGGGGAAATACATGAGCAATAACTTAGTTCCAGCAGTACCAAACCTGCCATTACCAGAAAATAACTTTAGCCAACAATATCTTAACGTTCTTACCAACGTCTTGCGTTTGTACTTTAACGGAATTACTTCATCTGTTCAGACTAGCGCGAATGATATTTCATCGCTCACTACTCTGACTTGGCTTGACATGTAATGGCAAATTATCAAAACGTTACTCCTATACAGTTAGGACAAGCGGCGATAACTACATCTGCAACAACGGTGTATACAGTCCCTACTTTGTCTTTGGTGTATTTGAAGGACATTGATATTTGCAATACAACAGCAGCTCAGATATCGGTTAATGTTTATTTGGTTCCCAGCGGATCAACGGCTTCAACCAGCAACGCATTGTTTTATGGAGCACTTATTCCGGGGAACAGCACTTTGCAATGGACCGGATCGCAATTATTGTTAACTAGCCAGACTGTACAAGTCTCTGCAAGCGCGACAGGCTGTACGATTATCGCAAGCGGAGGACAAGCAGTATGACCATAAATGTGTACCCAAATATGACCAACTTCGTAACTACATCAAGCAATGAATCGGCGTCTGCGCTTCCAGCAACGTATCAAGTTGCGCGTGGTTTAGTTACAGGAGTTACGTCTTTTGCCATCAATGGATATCAAGCTGCTTTGCCAGCAACTAATTATTATCCTATATGGGAAAACGCAAGTTACTACCCAACCTATCCCGGCTCTGCTGCGGTCCAATACTTAACAAGTTCATCTGCATCTGATACAGCAGTACAAGTATTAGTGTCTGGATTAAATTCAACTTATGCGCCCATTAGCGAAACAGTTACGTTAAACGGAACTGCTTACGTTTCTACGGTAAATACGTATTTGAGGATAAATAGTATAAGCGTGACAAGCACAACAAGCGCTGTTGGATCAGTGACGATTGGCCCATCAAACTCTTCTATAACAACAGTTTATGCCACAATAGGACTGACTACGCAAAATGGTTCTAGCGTATCAAACGGACGTAGTAACATGTCTGTTTACACGGTTCCAACCGGATTTACACTGTATATAACAAGGCAACAAGCGTTTGTAGCGGCAGGCGGTTCTAACTACGGAACATTCCGTATATATAGCGCAAATGCTGGCGTATTGAATATAAGTAATCCATCGCCTATTCAGTATCCGGGATATAGCGTAACGCAAGTAACGCCATTAGTTTACACGGCAGGAACAGATATACAATTTCAAGTATCCGTAACAGGCTCTGTCCCTGTAGGCATTCAAGTAGAGGGTTTGTTGATTTCTGGAGCGGCTAACTAATCATGGCAAACACAGGCTTACCATCATTATCAATCCCGGTAAAACAGGGCCAAAGTCTGTATGACATCTCGCGTATCTATGGGGCTGGGGCTGGATTTGGTGGCGCAGATTATATTGCAGCATTGCAAGCAGGATATACAGACTCAGATATAGTTAATTTTCTAAATGCAAATCCATATCTAAACACGGGAGCAGCAAAAGACCTTATTACGCAAGGAAAGCAGGCAGATTTAATTGCAGCAGGCACACCAAACATAGGGGCAAGTGACGCAAATCGTTTACCTTTATTGGCTAATCCTGTTACGCAAGGAGAAAGCCTTTCCGAAATTTCTCGTATATATGGTGCAGGAGCTGGATTTGGCGCAGCGGATTACGTTGCTGCACGACAGGCTGGATATTCTGATTCAGATATAGTTAATTTTCTAAATGCAAATCCGTACCTAAACACAGGGGTAGTTAAAGACTATATTAATCAAGGAAAGCAAGCAGATCTTATTCAGGGAAGCTTAGAGAACATTATAAAAAGCGATCCTAACCGTGCAGCTTTAGTAGACCCTAATTCAGCTCCAGCTCCAGCTCCTGCCCCTGCTCCTGCTCCTGCTCCTGCTCCATCAAATGCAATCCCATATGCACAAATGGGTATACCCGGACGTGGAAATGATCCTAGTGTCCAGATGTATGGTTCCAATGTAGACGTTGCTGGGAACGATACCTATAACCAGTTGATGCGAGCTTCTCAAGCCGGCACATTGGTTATGGTTAAGGCTCCTACTCAAAACAACAATCCATTTGGAGCTAACTACGGAGCCAGTGGTTACAACCTTATAGACTCAGCAACAGGTAACGTAGTAGCAAATAACGTATCCCCTTCTCAACAAAATGGCGTATATCAATTTTCATTTGCTAACCCACAATCTGAAGGATCAATTAATACCTATATCCGCGCAGATCCAGCGACAGGCACAGTAGCACCCATAGATCCATCTAAGATGATGACCTATCAGTCTGGTGCTGGCGGTGGAATGTTGAGTGGTATTGCACAGATGGCATTGCCAGTATTGGCTGGATTGGCTTTACCCGGAATAGGTGCGGCACTAGGAGATGCGTTGTCTGGGTTTACAGCGGCTGAGGGTGCAGCAGATATAGCCACGTTTGCTCCTTCCGGATCATCTGTTATCACATCTAGCGGAGCAATTCCTGCGGCATATTCAGCGGCTGGAACGGCAGCAGCAGTAGCTCCATCTCTTGGGTCTCAAATTATAGGTGCGGCTCAAGATGTAGCATCTAATCCAGTAGTTCAAGATGTGCAAACAGCAAACCAAGCTGTAAACACAGTGAAAGCAGCACAGGATAACAATCCTGCTGGAGTTTTGTCTGGTTTAGTTGGATTAGGAAGTTCATTGGGGGTTACTTCGCCAACGATTGGTTCAACGGGTGGTGATCCAAATCCTGCCGATAACGTGAACATGGCGCAGAATGGATCTACGAGTACACCCACGTTTACTACGGATGGATCTCAGGCTGGAATCACAACAAACTTTGGAACGGGTGACAATCAAACGCAAATGGTAACTCCGTCTGCCGGAGGAGTAAGCGGTGCAGATGTCACATCAAGCCCGGTAACAGCAGCAACAGCGCCAGTAAACTTACCAACTGGTATTAACACAGCACAGAACGGATCTACTGGAACTCCTATATTTCAAGATACAAGCGGAATGTCACAAGTTCCTCTTGGGACAACATCTAACTACGTAGATAATTCACAAACAACTACGAACGTTGACCCAACGACAGGAAATGTTACAAGTAGTTCAACGATACAAAATGCGTTAACGCCAACACAAGGAACGGCTATTGCAGGCAATGCGGGAAACAACCTTTCTGGGATTGCAAAAGCTTTAGCTGCGTCAGCAGGTCTTGTTGGTCTTGTAAGCGGCGGGAGTAGCTCATCAAGCCCGAATGTAACGGGAACATCAACATCATCACCTGCTTCTAATCCAGTCTTAAACTGGAATTATAGTGCGTACACCCACCCAACAGGATCCGCTATGGGACATCAATATTTAAATCCAACTTTTTCTGGGTTCGCTCACGGCGGCCTTGCGTCTATACCTAAAAAGTTTTCAAATGGCGGCATGCCTACAATGGTGTCCAATCAATCTGTGACACCAACAACATATTATGATCACGGGATTCCTGCATTCAGCGGTCAAACGCATGGATCTTTAGTCTCACAACCGAAGCGAGGTGATCGAACCGGAGTAAGCGGTAATTCAACTTTTAATGACATCACGGATTTCTTCACGAGGCCAAGTATTGAGTTCGCTCCAAGAGAAGAACTACCCGTTAATAATTTAGGCCCAAATGCTCAGTATGTTCCGGGTCAGCCGCATCAAGAGTCTCTGTTAGGATTACCTGCTTATATGCTTCAAGAAGCCGGTCGTTACGTTGGAGCAAACCGGACACCTGATCCGCGACAAGGAATGTATTTGCCCGGCGATACCGATGTAAGCCAAGCTTATTCCGTAGACGCTCGTGGAATGACGCATAACGTTCCTTCGACACAAACAAACGTAGCCGAAGACAACTCTTATGCTCATGGCGGAGAAATTTATAACCTTGGTTCTTACTCAGACGGTGGACGTCTTTTAAAGGGGCCGGGTGACGGAATGTCTGATAATATTCCAGCTACGATAGGGCATAAGCAACCAGCTCGTTTAGCCGATGGGGAGTTTGTGATTCCAGCGGATGTGGTATCTCATTTAGGCAATGGCTCTACAGAAGCAGGATCTAAAGTGTTATACAAAATGATGGAACGAGTTAGGAAGGCTAGAACTGGCAATCCTAAACAGGGTAAGCAGATCAAAGCCAACAACTACATGCCAGCATAAGGAAAGATCATGTCTGTACTAAGTGATTTCATGACATCGCAAAACTTAAACGCAACGCCTACTAGCTATACGCAAGCGGGGGTTTCTCCATATGCTCAACCTCTAGCAAATCAAGTTGTAAATCAAGCTCAGGCACTTGGTTCAGCTCCGATGCCACAATTTACCGGAGAGCTTGCTGCCGGACCTTCTCAATTACAAAACCAAGCATTTCAAGGGCTGGCTAATTTAACACTGCCTAGCGGGATGGCGGCGGCTGGTAATAACCTTGGAAGCGTAGCAACACAAGCTCAAAACATTGGCAATACGTTTACTCCAACAACGTTTACAAATCAAAACTTTACTTCAGACGCTGCACAGCAGTACATGAATCCGTATTTGCAAGCCTCTTTGCAGCCACAACTTCAGCTATTAAATCAACAACTAGGACAACAAAACAGTCAGCTTGGCGCAACAATGGCTCAGGCGGGAGCTTTTGGTGGAGGTCGTCAAGCTATAGAAGAATCTCAGAATGCTCTAAACAATAATCTTGCTGCTAATTCTTTGATCAGTTCTGGTTATAACACTGCGTACAACAATGCAATGAACCAGTTCAACGCAGATCAAGCTCGCAACTTACAAACTCAGCAAGCACAAGAAACAGCAAATCAATATCAATCATCGTTAGGTTTACAAGGGTTACAGGCTGCAACAACAGCAAATCAAGCTCTTGGTCAGAATGCTACGAATCAAGCACAATATGGACTTGCAGACGTGCAGGCGCAAGAAAAAGCTGGAAGCGAACAACAAGCTTTGGCACAAGCTGCGGATACAGCTTCATACAATCAGTACCTACAACAACTACAGTATCCACAACAGATGTTGAAGATGCAGTCAGGAATATTAGCGGCTTTACCCTCAAGTACCTCTGCGATTTACGGACAAGCCCCATCAACATCACAAAACTTGGTCGGAGCAGGCGGAACAGTTGCTTCACTGGTAAACGATTTACCTGCATTGCAAACTGCTTATGATTCACTTAAAGGTTTCTTTGGGACGGGGGGATAACCATGTTAAATTTGGTTCAAGTACAGGCAAGCCTGCAAAGCCCTATCGTTACTAATCAAGACTTAATGAAGTATGCCAATGGTGCGAATCCAGAAGTTCCTTCGTATATGGCACTTGGGGAATTAAATCGTCGCAAACAACTTGAGCAACTTGCGCAACCAGTCCCCGCACAGCAACCAACAGTTAAAAATCAAATTGAGCAAGGACTAGGATCGCTAGGGCAAGTTAATCCTTTGACGGCTCAACAAGGAGCAAATCCGCTTGCCCCGCAAGCTGCAACAAATCCAACTGCTCCACAGCAAGGAACCAATCCTGTAGCCGCACCTACTGGACAAGTTAATCCTGTGGCGGCTCCTGCTGGACAAGTTAATCCTGTCGGGGCCATACAACAATCTCCTGAAGAAGCTTATGCCAGAATGAAACAGGTTCAGGGGCCGCAGGGAGTTCCGCAAGCACCACAAGCACCAGCCGTTCCTATGGCTCATGGTGGATTGGCTTCTATGCCTTTGCATCATATGTTCCATGCTGACAACTATGCGGGTGGTGGAATTGTTGCTTTTGATGAAGGCGGTAAAGCTGAGGAAACTGTAGAAGACTTTCCTGCAAGCGAGAATCCTACGGCTTATATGTCAGGAAGAGAGCGTGAGGCTTATGAGGCTAATCAAAAGTTAGCGGATCTCCTTCAACTAAACGGTTCTGTTGCAGGGGTTCAGGGAGCACCGGGAAGCCCTAGTGGGCCGACAGTAATAAGTCCGAACGCCCCGCCTTCGACCATTGGGTATAGTACTCCTGTAGAGACAGCAGGAATTCCTAGCGCAGCAGGGTCACAAGGCGGAGCAGGAGAAGAAGCTACTGCTGAGGAAACTGCTGGACCCACGAACTACAGTTCATTAGATACTCTAGCCGGAATTCAAGGATTGCCGGGGACACCAAGTGGACCTGCGGTAGAAGCACCGGAACAGGCTGGCCCAACTAACTACAGTTCTTTAGACACACAGGCTGGGATTGCAGGTCTTCCGGGAACGCCAAGCGGTCCTGCAATTAAAGCGCCAGATGAAACACCTGCGTTGCCATACAGTTCATTAGATACCTTAGCCGGACAAGCTGGAGCCCCCGGTGGACCTAGCGGTATTACAGATGCACAAGCATTGGCTGCAATCAAAAAGGTTACTGCTGACAACGCAACTGCGGAAAATCCAAGGTTCACTCCTTTAGGAACATCTACAGCTACCGCTCCTGCCGCTGGAATAAAAGGAGCAGAGGGCGCTCAAAGCGGTGAAGCGAAAGCATCGCCTGCGACGCAAGCTGCAACAGCAACGAAGAAATTGGTTGATATGTTTGGAGAAGTTCAACCAGATGCTGTTCCTGATGATTTGCCAAAGAGCCTTCAGGAAATGAAAGATTATTTTAAGAAGGCTGGAGTTAAAGAAAATCCATTGTCTGCATTAGAGGATAGACAACGCGCGATGGAAGCACGTCAAGCTGAGAATCATAAGCAAGACGCAATGGAAAGGCTGATTGCTTTTGCAACAGCATATTCCGGAGCCAACCCTGCTTTAGGTTTTGCTGGCGCTGCCTCTGCCGGGATGAAAGCGCGTACAGAACTTGTACATAAACAACGTGAAATACAAGACGCAGAGGATAAAGCAGCTATGGAGTTCTGGAAAGCAGACGCTATGGCTCAAGATGCCCGCGCGCGCGACGATGCGAAGATGGGTATAGAGTGGAATAACCAGAAAAAGCAAGCACTAAAAGACTTTAAGACAAGCTATCTGGCGCAACAAGAAGTTCAGGCAAAGATAAAAGACTCTCAGTCTAAAGAAATTACGGCGTTAGCTGCAAAAGAAGAAGTTGCATTGAAAACGACTGAGTCTCCAAGAAAGCTGGCTGTAGAGGAAAGCAATGCTAAAGCGAAAATGATAGAAGCAAATGCGGCGCTGGAGCGTGAAAGAGGCGCTAACGCAGATAGAAAAGAAGCGCTTAAACAACAGCAAGAAATTAAGAAACGTGAAGACTTAACAAATGCACTTAAGAATAGCGAGTCTCTGAAGAAAGCCTCTGATGCTGAGGTAGCATTCTTGAATAATCCTTTAACTGGGGCTGCTGACCTAAGTAAACCTGAAGTGTACGAACAATACAAACGTCTACACCAAGCAGTTGAGAACGAAGCTAGAGCAATTCATACCCGTCAGGGCGCAGGAGAACTTTATCAGCCCAGACCATTGCTGGAGAAGCCTCCTGTTAACCCAAAAACACCATCTTGGTGGGAAAGAACTTTTGGCCCATCTGCTCCAGCAAATACAGCAGCAGAAAATAAACCTGCAACGCCTTATACGCCACCACGCCCAACTAATGTACCTCAAGGAGCGCAGTGGAGCGACAAGACTCAATCATGGTGGAACACGCAAACCGGACAAGAATACAAGTAAAAAATTATGGCACTCAAAGACCTCCCGGATGATCTTAAGCCTGAGAACCCTCGTCCGGAAGGACTTCCAAATGACTTGAGGCCAGAAAACCCTGAAGTAAGTTCAGGCCGAGCATTCTTAACTCGTGCGGCAGAAAACGTTTTACCTATTGTAGGCGGGGCATCCGCAGTTGCTGCGTTGCCTGCTGAGGCTGGTTTACTTCTAACGGGCGGTGCGTTACTAGGTGCAGGTATTGGCGCTCAATATCTACAAAATAAAGCGCTAGAAAGCTTCCCTGAAACGGCTAAAGCGATAGGTTTAGGGGAAGCCGAGAGGACGGCAGGTCAAGAGCAACATCCGTATGCATCTATGGCAGGGGATATCATTCCTAATCTGCTTACCATGCGACCAGATGTTGAAGGGATTGCAAGCTTGTTTAGCAAGAACGTAGCACCAGAGGCAAAGGCTGCCATCGCTAAACAAATAGCGGGGCAATCTGCACTTAGCGGTACATTTGCAGGTGGATTAGATGTTGGTCAACAACTTCTAACCACAGGAACGGTTGATCCTTACTCTGCTTTACTATCTACAGCTCTAGGTGCAGCAGGAACAAAAGAAACAGGATTGGGACGTGCAGCCGGGGCTCCGGGTCGTGCATTGCGTGAACGCATTACTGGTGTTAAGGCCGAACCAAAAGTTGCTCCAGAGGTTTCTCCCGTTACTCCGGCAGAACCGACTGAGCCTACGGATAAAGTTTCCGCATCACCTTATCAAGATAATGAAGCTGCGTTTGCAGAACTCACAAAACCAAACGCTCCGTCTGGAAAAGAGCCTCCACCACCGGAAGTTGCTCCTGTCACAGCACCGACTCCGATTGAGCCAACTCCTGCTGTTGAACCGACCGCTACTTCTGTTGAGCCAGAACCTGTCGCAACAGTAAATGCGCCAGAACCATTTAAAACTGCATCGTTAGGAACGGAAGCTCCAACTGTAGGTGGTGAAGCAGCTGTAATCCAAAACAGAGACAGAACATCTGACCAGTCTATTGCTCAGATGCAGTCTATCGCTGCCAATCCTGATTACGGTCAGGTTAGCGTTTCACGTTCAGCGGCAGATGGTGCTCCGATTGTTTACGGTCAAAACTTACGAGCACCTATAAACCCAGAGCACGTTGGAAGAACAGACACCGTTACGCTTACCGATGGATCTAAAGTACCTGTTACTTATGCGGCTGTTGAAGCAAACAGCGTTATCCCTTCGCACTACGCTGACGGATCACCTGTACCCGACTACAACAACCCAAATGCAAGCGGACTCAAAGTAGCGGCAGGAAATGGTCGCGCTGCGGGTTTACAGGCTGCTCATCAACGTGGGAATGCAGATGCCTATCGCGCATCTCTGTCCGCAGATAACCTGCATGGAATAGATCCAAACGCGATAGCAAGCTTAGACAACCCCATGCTCGTTCGCGTGACGCATCCAGATCAGGTATTGAGCAGACCAAACTGGGGTGACCTTACTAATACTCCGTTAGGGTTAGAACTTAGTCCCATCGAGATGGCTAAGAATGATGCTAACCGGATTGATTTGTCTAAACTGGATATTGGGGAAAACGGTGTAAGCCCTGATGCGGTTCGTAAATTTATCAATGCTATGCCAATGTCTGAACAGGCAGGGATGCTGAACAAAGATGGCACGGTAACGCCCAAGGCGATAGACCGTATGAATGCGGCTATCTTCCATAAGGCATACGACAACGACGCGCTAACTGAGCTTGCATACTCTGCGGTAGATCCAGAGGCTAAGACCGTTGTAAACGCCTTAGCTAAAGCTGCTCCGCACATGATGCAGTTAGATAACACCGCGTATAACGAAATCAAATCGCACGTAGCTGATGCTGCTGAGATGGCAATCAACGCAACGCGAAACAAGATGAGCTTGAAGGATCGCGTAAAACTTCCGCAAATCGGGGATAGCGAACTGGCTTCTAACATTTTCAGGACGTTTGCAGAACATACGGGATCACCTAAGAGAACATCAGACTTCCTAACGAACTTAGCAAAGTTTGCTCATGAGGAACACATGAGCGGTTCAGAGGATATGTTTGGGGAAAGACCTAAACGTAGCGTACCTGAGCTTATAGATCTTGCTAGAGGAACAGTAGCTAAACCTGTCGAGCTGACTAAAGCTGCTCCCGGAGGACGGGAAGATGCAAACGGAAGACCGCTGCATGACTTTGAGTTTGGCACGGAACAAGAGATCAAGGAAGCAAAAAATAATCCTGACCTGTTAACTGAAACACTTAATCAACATATAGAAACTGCTAGAAAAAAAGGCATTGATCTGACTTACATGGATGATCCTGAAGCAGGGACCAACCGAATTGATCCACGCAAGAGCATGGTATCCGTAAGTGAGCTTGCTAAAGACAAGACAGTAGCCGACGTTGTTAAACGTATCCGTGACTTTGTTCCACTTGATATCAAAGAAATACTGGATCGCATCCTTCCTGAAGTGAAGGATGTAAAGATCAAGATTGACAATAGAAGAAGGTCGGCTCGCGGAATATATAACACAATACGACATGATATTCGGATTATCCCAAACGCAAACGGGAACAATTTATCAACGATTACGCATGAAATAGTTCACTCGGCGACTGAGCGGAATTACCGTGCGGCAAAAGGGTATGCTGATTACGGTGAGTCTAATCCTCAGCATATTCAAGCTGCTGAAGAACTAGATAGTTTGTTTAAGTACATAAAGAAGATCCCGCAGGGAAAAGAACTTAAGCGTATTGGCGGAAACATATTCTCTCATCCAACAGAATTGATTACGTGGGCTATGGTTGATCGCCCAGTCCAAGAAATACTTAAGAAGATTAAGCTTCCTAATGAAGAAACAGCATGGAGTTCGTTTGTATCTTCCGTGCGTAAGTTGCTTGGCTTAACAAAATCTAGTGATGATGCATTAAGCAAAATCATGGACCTTGGTGAGCGCTTGACCGGGAAAGTTCATGTTATGCCAGACGAGTCTCGTCCCGGCGTCAAGATAAAAACACCCAAGAGTCGGCAAGAACTTGGTGAAGAAACCGGCGCTCCAAAAGAACACGAAGTCTCTGAGGCGGTAACTGAACAAAAGCCTGTTACACCGCAAAACATAAACCCAGAGCGGTTAAACAAGTTTATGTATCACATGGTTAACAAGTATGTTGATCTTAAGAACATGCACGATGCCATCATCAAGAACGGTGGCAAGATGGCTGACGAGTTCAATGCATGGCTCCAGCATTCAATCTCGACCAACAGAAGGTCCGATGTGTCGAAAGAGTTCAGAGAAAAAGAACTTCGCCCATTGGCTCAAAAGATGGACCGTTTGGGTGTTACGCAAGATCAACTTGATGAATACCTGCACAACAAGCATGCAGAAGAGCGTAACAACCAGAACAACAAGACAAACGAATACGAAGATGAGAACGGCGAGATTCAGTTAAAAAATCCCGCTATAAAAGATTCTGGTTCCGGCATCCATACGGATGACGCTAAAAAGTATCTTGATAGCCTGACTCCCGAACAGAAAGCCAAGTTTGAAAGTTTGGCTAAAGACGTTCGTAAAATTATAGAAAAAACTCAAGATATGCTTGTAGCAAGCGGTCAAGAGACTCCTGCAACAATAGCAAGCTGGCGCGAAACTTATGGTGATTACGTACCACTTCAGCGTATAGATGAAGAACTTAACTTCGTTCATCATGGTGGAACGGGTGGCGGCATTGGATCATCTGGAAATACTTCGCGTAGGGCCGTAGGCTCTCTTAAGACGGTTGGTGACATCCTTGAAAACGTGATGCTCCAGCGTGAGCGGGCAATCAATCGTGCAGAGGATATCAAGGTCGGTCGTGCATTGTACGGGCAACTCTTGCAGCATCCGATGCCGGGTTTTGCCACGGTCGTGAATCCAGATGTTGTTAAAAATCCTCATCTGTTGAAAGCAGAACTACAGAAGATGGGTCTTGATCCTGACCTTGCCGATCGGATCATGGCCCCCCCAAAGAAAGGGACAATCAACGAGCGCACTGGTTTAGCTGAGTACCGCATGGATCCTGCCATCCGTAGCGCTGCGAACGTGCTACCTGTTCGTATAAATGGCAACGATAGATACATCATATTCAACACGGGCAATGAAACAGCCATGAGAATGGTGGGTGCGCTTAAGAATGCGGATGCCGTTCAGATCCCGCCGTTCATGCGACCCATTGCTAAGTTTACGAACTATCTATCCTCCATCAATACCCAATTCAACCCTGTGTTTGGCGCATGGAACTTTATGCGTGACTCCGTGGGCGGTGTTGTTAACTTAGTATCTACTCCGCTTGCTCAAAGTAAAGCCAAGGTTGCGGCTGATACTTTGCC